TGGCAACGCCCGCTCAGGATGCTGCAAAAGCTCGTTCCGCCGTCGGTAGTCCAGCCTCCACAGCCTATACTTCTCATCCCCCGCCGCCTTGTGCTTCAGGAACGTCTCAAAGGTTTTGGGCACGCCGTCTCCCAGCGTCTCCCGGTACCGCTCCCACTGGCGGTAACTGGCCAGCCGCCTGGCCCGGGCCTGCTCCTTTGCCCGGTACGCCTGGATCTGTTTCTCCGTCCTGGGGTCTGCGCCGGGCGGGTTCTTGGTAAAGCTGGAGAAGTCCTTGATGCGGTTCAGCTCCTCCCCGGAGCGGCCCATGGGCGTCCATCTCAGAATCTGGTGGAGGCAGTTTGGGTGAAGGTTCAGCCAGGAGTTGTCCAGCGTGTCCGGCCCGCTGGGGTCTATCTTCCCAAAGGCCGCCGACAGCGGCGGGAAGTCGGGGCTTGTGCCGCTCTTGGAATACACCCGGCCCTCGTAGGGCGCGCACCGCTTGCAGGTGGTGCCGTGCCTGCTGATCTTGTACAGATCCCACTCCGGGTCTTGGGTGAGCACCGACAGCACCTCCGCCTGACGGCTGGTGGTGCGCAGCACCATGGACGCGTAGGTGTGCAGGCTCCAGTGCCGCCCCGCCTTGTCGATAAACGCGGTGATTCCCTCCCGCCGAAGGGCTTCGACGAACTTGGGAAGCTCCTTGTAAGCGCCCCGGCCCGTGGTCTGCATGGCAATCACCTGCTCCAGCCCCACACGACGGAAGATATCCGGCTCGACGCGGCCTATCAGGGCGTTTTGCAGGGTGGCCGTCACGGTGGCCGCAGCGGCGTCAATCTCGCCCATGAGGTTCATGGTAAGCCGCTGGACGATGTCCGTCTGCTCCCCGGTGAGGGCGGCGGCGTTGGCGTAGCCGGAAGCGTGCTTCTCCGCCGTCTCCGGGATGTCCAGGGGCTTCCGGGCCTCCGGGTGCTGGACGTAGAACTCCCGCTCAATCATCCGGGGGACGTAGGTCCAGGATTCGTCCTCCAGTTTGCGGAGAATGGCCTGGACCCGCTCCAGGGCCGCTTCCGCGTGGTAGTCCGCCAGGCCCCGTTGGCGCAGGCGGGCGATCTCATTGACAATATCTGTCTCCGCTCGGAGGAACGCCTGGATCAGCCGCGCAAGCTCCCGGCTTTCTGCGGCACGGTTCAGCGCGGGCATGGGCTAGTCCTCGTCATCAGGTTCGTTGTCTATCTCCCTCTGCATTGTCTCTAATTCCTCCGGTGTGGGCAGCGGAATCAACTTGAACAGGTCCCAGAAAGGCACCTCTGGATGCGCAGTGCCGTAGTCGATGATCTCCTGTTCGACATGATCGTTTACTGCAAAGCGCACCAGACTATCTACATCTTCTTCCAGGACCTTGTCTTTCTTGAGCACTCCTTGACCAATGTATGGCATTAAAAATGCTCTGAGCTTTTCTTCCATAGCGAGGCTCCTCACTTCAGTTTCTGGATTTTAATTGTTTCAAACCCGCCATATCCGTCTGCTTTGACCAGATATTCACGCTTGGAATCCTGTATTCTTCTGATCTCTCCAGCCTTTGTCCCCGGGAATCTTGTCCCCAATATCCCGCATAATCGGGTATAGGTTTTCGGCTTAAGCTGAATCCCGGAATGGCTCCGCTGCGGCGACGGCGCGTACTTGGTCTTGCCCATTGTACTACTTCCGCCGCCGCTGGTAAAGCGTCCGTTTGACGGGTCGTGGTGGGGATTGTAGTCTGCTGTCAGGATATCGCCGGACTGCGCCAGGTCCTCATATTCCAGCCCCGCCAGGGGGTCACGCAGGGCTGTCAGGTCCTGGTACGTCTTTCCGGCATTGGCGGCAATCTCCTCGTCGGAGATGCTGCCGAACAGGCCGGTTTCGTCGGAGAGCTTCTTGAGCTCCCTCTGGGCGGTGTCCGCAGCCAGCAGCCCCGCCTGGAAAACGTCCCGGACGGCCAGGGCCTTTTTCTCCGCAATCTCCGCCAGCTCCCTGGGGGTCGGCATCCAGAGGGCCGGGAACTGGATATCCAGGTCCTCCGGCACCGCCCCCCAGGCGGACATACACAGCACCGGCAGCACCCGCTCCAGCAGAGGCCGCAGGACGTTCTCCCGGAGAGTGTCCACATAGTCGTAGTAGTTGCGCAAATCGCTCTCCCCGGTGGCGTTCATCCCAGCCGGGGACCGCCCGAAGAGCTTGGTCACGGGGATCCGGGACGCGCCGGAGAGGTCGTGGCACATACTGTCATAGACCTCCTGGAGGCCGGTGAAGGTGTACTGGGTGTTGCTGATCTGGTCGCCCTTGTTCACCAGCTGCATCCCGAAGTTGGAGCGGAGCACGCTCTGGGCCTGCATGGTGTTCCAGAAGCGCCGCTGCATGGCCCCGGAGGACACGGAAAAAAGCTGGTCCAGGCTCTCGACCTCCATGGTGTCGATATTGGCCCGGAAGGTCAGCGCCGCCATGTTGGCGGAGACATTGTCATGCTTGACCACGTCCTGATAGAGGGCCTCCACCTCGCTCTCGCCCCAGTACATCTCCGCCAGCTTCTCCAGATAGGGCAGCTCCCGGCCCGTGAAGCGGATGACCCGGGAATGGTGGACCCGGGCGACGATACCGCCCTCGGGGCTGTTGACCTGATAGTAGGCCGGGAGACCGAAGTCCGGATCAGCCAGGTCCTCCACCAGCTCCGCGTCCGGAGTGATGCCGCTCCAGCGGTCCACGATGTACACGCCGGCGAAGGTCCCCGGCAGCACCAGCTCCAGGTCCAGGGGCCGGTCCAGCATTCCCTCCTGGCCCCGGATGAGCAGGATCCCCGCCGCGCCTCCATATAGCCGCCCCCACTTGAGGCCGGTGTTCACCCGGTCCCGGAGGGCCGTGCGCCGCTGGGCCTGCTCCAGCTGCCGCAGATGGTCGGGGCCCACTCCGCCAAGGGTGAACCACTTCTTGGTCATGTCGTCGGGGATGATGCCCACCACGTTCTGGACCACCCAGTTGTCCCGGTAGAGGGAATTGAGCAGAGCGTAATTGTCGGTCATCCTGGTGAGGGGGTAGTCCGTGGCCTCCAGAGGGGACTGGGAGCCGTACCCCAGACGGAAGAGCGGGTTGGAAAAGGCGTCGGTGGTCCGGACCGGATCCGGAGCCGGGGCCGGCTTTCTTTTCCGCTTGCTCATGCTATCCCTCCTCTCCGTACCGCCACTTGGGCAGGACTGTGTTGACGTAGTAGCGCAGGGCGTCGGGGCCATGGTCCTGCTGCTTCACTGGCCGCTCCACGCCCAGCTGCTGGGCGGCCTTGGTGTCCCAGGCGTAGGACTGGAGCTCGCCGATGAGCCCCCGGCACCGCTCCCGGTGGACCATCAGCCGCCGCCGGGCGAAGAGCTGGGAGACCCGCCGTATGCCGTCGATGACGTCGTTGTCCCCCGCTATGACATAGAGCCCGCGCCGCCGCAGCTCCTGGATGAAGCTGGCCGCCGAGGGGTCCACAATCACGGGGCAGTGGAACTGGATATCCGGGCCCAGGAAGCGCTCCATGTCATCGGCGTACTCGCCGTCGGTTTTCTGCCGCAGGCCGGTGGCGTCTGGGTCCCGGCTGTCCCAGCGGTACTCCCGGTCCACCCAGACCGTCTCGCCGTCGTCGTAGATGTCCAGAAAGACCGTGGGGTTGGCCGTGCCGTAGTCGCAGGCAATATGCCGGGCGGCGATGTAGGACAAGCCCTTGGGCCGGGCGCTGTCGCCGTAGGTGTTGGCGTCGGGGTCGAACATATCGTAGATCAGCCCGTCCCCCGCCGTCCACTCCCCGTCGATGTACCGCCGCTTGAACACCCCGGCGTAGAGGCTGCGGTACATGGCCCTGGTCTCCTCGCTGAGGCCGGGGTTGTCGTCCATGGTGAAATGCAGGTGGGTGGCGTTTTTGGCCCGGAGCTTGAGGATCCACTCCTGCCGGAACCAGTGGGTAGGGACGTCCGGGTTGCAGTTGAACCACAGCCGGGCCCCCTCCACGGAGCACCGGGCCAGGGCCTGCTCCACGAAGGAGCGGGGCATGAGGGCCACCTCGTCGAGGAGCACCCCCGCCAGGGTGATGCCCTGGATGAGGGTATAGCTGCTCTCGTCCTTCCCGCCGAAGAGGTAGAACCGGTTTTCCCGGCGCCCACGGCGGACGGTCAGCAGGTGCTCGCCCCGGCTGTAGCGCAGGGAGAAATGGTCCTGCAAATACCGCACCGACAGCAGCGGGGTGATGATATTCCGCTCCGCGCTGCCCACGGACTTGCCGCAGATAGCGAAGGCGCACCCGTCAAACCGCCCCATGGCCCACAGCAGGAACGACAGCGACATGACCGACGTCTTGCCGGAGCGCACCGCGCCGTCACAGATGAGCGCTCTTTTCTCCGGCTCCCGGTACGGCCAGCGGAGCACCCGCATCTGTTTTTCTGAGAACATCCTCCGCCTCCTTCAGGCTCCTGGTGATGGGGTCGTCCTCCCGGACGGTGTCCGGGACGGCCTCAGTCTTAGTGCTGTACCCGTGGCGGGACATCCAGAGGGGCGCGAGCTTCGGGTCGATGACCCCCAGCTCGAACTTCATCCGGGCGTCCACCTCGCTCTCCTCCCTCATGCGCGTGACGATGTCCCTAAATCGTTCGTCAGCGGCATAAGTCTCGTAAAACTTCGACCGCGCAATTCCCACCCACACGCAGAAGCCCTCAATGGTGCAGGTGACGGAGCGCTTGAGCTGGGCGCTGACAAACTCCGAATTTTTGGAGCTGAAATCGTGGGTCAGGACCCGCTGGTCATTGCACCACGCCTTGTACTCCTCCCAGGCGGAGGCCAGGGCCTTCGCCGTTTTGAACCTTCTGGGCCGTGCCATTGTGCCGCCGCCTTTCTGGTTTGAAATGGGTCCAGTATAGCACAGGTTTTCCCCGTCCGGCCCCCAACTGTCTACCGGCTAAAAATTTTTTTCGCGGCCCAGGAGGCTGTCCGTGGTCACATCGAAGAAGTCTGCGATCTTCTCCAGGGAACTGGCCGAGGGCTCCCGCTCGCCCCGTTCGTATTTGCTGATGGCTGCCTTGCTCAGACCGCAGCACTCGCCCAAGGCCTTACGGGTCATCCGCTTCCGTTCCCGCAGCATTCGCAGCCTTGCCGGGAACTCGCTATTCATACCCCCACAGCGCCTTTCGGCCATCCACCCGTGGGATATCGTAGCCGGTTTCTCTCCGTATCTGCCCGATAGCTGTCCTCACGGCGGACAAACTTACGCCCAGGAACTCAGCGATCTGGCCGGGCGTCAGGTCCGCCCAGTCCCCCTCAAGCACCGCCCATTTGACAGTGCCCTTCCTGTATCGGTTCTCAGGCTTGTCCACAGGCCTCCTCCTTCCCGAACGTCCTCCCATACCACCGCTGAAGCTTCCGCCTGGCGCTCTCCCGGGCGGCGTCCAGATCCACCAGGCCCTCATCCTCCAGGCAGTCCAGGAGCAGCAGCACATCCCCGGCCTCCTCGTTCATCTTCGCCCTCGCCTGCCCGGCCGTCACGGGAGTGGTGCCCTTGAGCGCCCGGCGCAGCTTCTGGAGAGCCTGGCCCAGCTCGCAGCACTCCTCCGTCGCCTGGCCCAGGAGCTCGTCCGGGCCCAGCAGTGTCTGAATTTCAAGAAGCTGCGACTGCTCTCTTTTGGATTTCTCAATCAGCATAAAGCGCCTCCTCACGGCTGATCCGCTCGAAATTGATGCCCCATATCCGTCCCGATAGACATTTGTCCAACCGGCTCGAAGTTCATCCATAGGACTTCTTGCCTTGTACGGGACAGCTGGTCTGTAGTGAATGCTGTCTCCTTGCACCATCCTTGCAGTTCCCGGTCATACAACTTACTGGCGTACCCGCTGACAAGCACAGGGCCACGGTGCTTTTTTAGAACTGTCAGCAGCTCCAGGTGATCCTCGTCCGTCATTTCATGCTTGTACTGTCGCTTTCCGGAACTTCGGGAGGAAAGAACATAGGGAGGGTCACAGTAGATTAGGACATTTTCACTGTTAAATTTGGCAATCACCTCCGCCGCTGGACGGCATTCGATCTGTACGCCCCTTAACCGTTCCGCTACCCGGTCGATTACCGTCGGCAGCTCCGTCCAATACTTAGCCGCATAGGCTCGCTCCCGGCCCTGTACGTCATTTTTCCAGCCCACCCGGCTCCCGTTGGTCCGAAAACCGTATCCCTGATTGCATCGGACCAGAAATCGGACGGCACGATCAAGAGGATCCTCGGAGCGTGCCGGCAAATAACTTTTTTCATATTCTTGTCGGCTGTAAGGGGTGTAATAAATCATCTTCTGCAATTTCTCCGGATTCTGCCGGATACACTGGAATAGATTTACAACATCTCCGTCAAGATCGTTCACCGTCTCAATGTTGGACCTTTGCTTGCTGAAGAGTACCGCTCCGCTCCCGAAGAACGGCTCCAAGTAGCTGTGGTGAGGAGGAAAATGGCTGATAATCCAATCTGCCAGATTCCACTTTGCTCCAGGATATTTCAAGATAGAATTCATGTCCCCTCCTCCGGCTTGCGGCGGTAAAATTTTGTGTGGTAATACAAAACCGTATCCCAGTGCCCTTTATGGTTGAAAAACCAAACTTGATTGTATGGCTCCGTTTTTGTTGCCGCGATAAATATATAGCCGTTTACTTTATCACACCAAACAGGGACGGGCTTTCCATCCATCTCCCGCAGCTCCTCCAGGGTCAGGGGGTCGTTGGGCTGCTCAGGGGCATTCTCCAATAACATCACAACATCCTTGCTTCTCCAAGTAGGGTTATTCTCTTCCATGTCGTTGTGTGATTGGATGTCGGAAATCACTTGGTCTGCATCAATCAGTCTCATTGTCTGCCTCCTGACGGCTCCCAGTTCTTCCACCGCTGGCGGTCCCAGCAGGCAATGCAGATTTTATGGTCTGCCGGCAGCTGCCGGTGCTTGCAGTTTGTACAGCTCTTTTTCGGCTTGTTGCTGGTCATATGGCCTTACCTCCACCAAAATCTTCTTCCCGTCCCAAAACTCATGAGACACTCTTTTGACCCATTTCCGGCTGTCGTCCCGGAGAATGTACCCCTTCATGGCGTCGAGAATCATCTTCCCCATAGCGGCGTGGTTATCCGCGTCCAGTCCGTCGTCCCACCGGAAGCGGACCTCCACGGGGAAATCCAGCAGCTCCCTGGGGACCCCCGCCCGCCCCATGCACAGCCCCGTGAGCTGGTGGAGCTCCCGGGCGTCCCGGTTCCTGGCGTGGTACGGCTTCCCGCTCCAGTAGGCGTTGAGGCTGTACCGCCGGTTCCACGCCGTCAAGCCCTGCCGCGTGGCCGGGTAGGGGATGGTGAAGCGGATCACCCCAGCACCTCCCGCTTCCCATCCTCCAAGGCCATTCTCCGGGCGGCTCCAGTGATGGCCCGGCGCACCTCCGCCGGCAGCAGCGCGTCCCGCCTCCGGCTCTCCTGCCTGACCCGCCAGGACCGGCGGAAGTTGCTGGCCACCACGCTGTTGAAGGCATCCGAGTCCATCTGGGACCACTCGTAGAGCTGGCCCGGAGACGTCATTTTCCGCACCGCTTCCGGCAGCTTGTCGTACTCCTCCTGCGCTCCCCAGCCGCTGCGGCTGGCGGCCCGGCGCACCAGCTCCCAGGCCTCCTGCTCATCCAGGTCCCCAGCGCTGGTAAGCTGATACATAGCCGCCTTAATGGCCCCGATATGGGGCGGGTAGCCCTCGATGTCGGTAACTATGTAGCTTTTCACCGCCGCCGCCACAAGAGCCGCGTCGTCATCCTTGAATACCTCATTCCAGAGCTGCAGTGTCTGACGCATATCCGGGGCCTTCGGGCCGCTGTAGAACCGAGGATACGCCGTGCGCAGAATGTCCATGATGATCCCTGTCTGCTCAAGGTTCATACCGTGCCCTCCATTTCCCTGGCCAGCTCCACCCAGCTCTTTTGGCCGGAAGAAGACTGTCCGGTCTGGTTTTTTCTCTCAAGCTTGTCCCAGATAATACCCTGCCAGTTGGCGGCCATGCACTCCCGGATAAGCTGCGACACGGCGCTCTCGCCGTAAGCCTGGGACTTGTTTCGCACCTGAGTTACCAGGGACTGCAGGCCGGTGGGCTTGTAGTCCTGCCGCTTCTCCCGCTTATAGCGCAGCCAGTCGGAAAAGGCACAGGTAAGCTCCTCCCCGAAGCCCCAGTCAATGTCCGGGGGGGTAGGGGGGGAATTGGATTTGGATTCGTATTTGGATTCGGATTCGGATTCAGGCGGTGGTTCACCGTGAGTTACCGTAAGCAACCGTGAGTTTTCACAGTCCGGCGCAGGATACTTTGATTTTTTGTTCTGAATCCTCTGGTGAGCGCCCCAGTTTGGGAAGTAGAAGTAGGATTCCCCGTCAACATCATAGAGGGAAATGCAGCCCATACCCGCCAATTCTGCAAGCGTTTTCTCGATATCGGATTCTGAGAGCCGCTTACGGCGGGGGAACACAAAGCCCTTTATCAGCTCCGGGTCTGCGCTCCCGCGTCCGTAATCGTCAACATATGTAATCAAATACACCCATACGCGGAATTGAAAATCCGTCATGGCGTTCACAGTTTTGCTTGTCCGAATACTGTCCTTAATGATCCTGTTGGGCATTAGGGCACCTCCCGCTTCAGGAATTTATCGCCCTTCATCCACGCTAGCTCTCCTTCCTGTACTCAATATAGATGACAGTCTTATTGCCGTCCTTCCGCCGCCGCTGGCGGATGGTGTACCCGGCCCGGTAAAGGGCCAGGGCCACCGCCTCCCGGTCGGCGGGAATAGTGATGTCAAGGGGTATCCAGTCCATCGGAGGCCTCCTTCCCCTTGTGCTGATGCAGGAATACAACTCTGCTGTTCGGCCCGGCGTTGCGGGCCAGCCAGTCCAAGGCCTGCTCCCGGCTCAGATGGTTCTGCGCCGCCCGGTACTCATAGGCAAATTCTCCCCGGGCCTGCTTGTCCGCAATGCGGGCCTCGATCGCGGCCTGGGTGTGGTTGGCCTCAATCAGGTACAGGTCGTAGCCCTTGGCCTCGATGTGGTCCAGCGTGCCGGTGTCTGTGGCGCAGAATGCAGTTTCATAGTCCAGCTTCAGGTGGTATCCGCAGTTTTCCACGTCGTGGACAAGTGTTTCCGCCTTAAACTGAATGCAAAAGCCACACTGATACCATCTCCCCGGTTTAACCAGAATGATCGCCCGCTTGTCCACCCCGGCCTCCAGAAGAGGGAAAACCATCCACTTGCAGCACACCCACCGCAGGGCGGGACGCTCCTTGTGGAGCGCCCGCACCGTGGCTTTGTTGAAATGATCGCCGTGCTCGTGGGTGAGCAAAACCAGCCGAAGGTCCTTGATGTACCCGCTCTCCCGCAGCTTCTTCATGGGGATGCCCATATCAATGGCAATCTCCCCGTTGAGGATGACGCAGTTGCCGGTTGAGCCGGTGGCGAGGATGTCATAGGTCATGAAGATACCTCCTCATAATCGGGGCAATTATCTCCACCTTCGCCGAAAACCCTGCATCTGTAACAATCTTCTCCTACTGCACCATATGCGCCCTCATGCTCACCCTCGAAAAATTTACAGGATAGACACCGCTCACACATCGCTCAAATTCACCTGCGCTTCCTCCGGGGCAGGGGCCTCCTGCGGCTCTGCCGGGGCGGGTGCGGCAGCGGACAGATCAAAGTACTGCTCCACGCTGGCGGTACCGTCCTTCAGCGCCGTATATACGCCCCGCAGACGGTTGACGCTCTGGACGGTGAACGCCTCCGCCTTCCGCCCGATGTACGCCTCCAGCATTTCCTTGGTCACCCCATACTGCTCAGAGAAGCGGCGGATGATATCCCGCACAGCGTCCTCCTTTGTCATTTTCCCGTCTCCCTGGAGCGTAGCATTGCACTGGCCCACGGCGGCGTCAACCACATCCTGGGGAATAACGGACAAAATGCAGGACCGCTCCCGCCGGGCGGACTGGTTTGCAATCAGCTCATAGATGTCGCGGGAATCCGTCAAGGGAAAGGCCCCCTTTTTGGTTTCCCGAACGTGCTTGACGGTGAAAACCTTCGTCTCGCGGTAGTTGGTTTCCAGGTCCCAGCAGTAGGCCATGACCGTGCTCTCTGCGGCATTCTGCTCCAGGACCTTGAACCCGCTGTCCAGGTTTCCCCAGCTGCGGGCAATCGCCCGGGCCAGGTGGATGGACGGCCCGGTGACGGTCTGCCCGCCCCGGGGGTATTCGTACATGGCCTTCTCAGCCAGCGTCTGACGCTTGCAATCCTGGATAATGCGGTTGTACGCATTGTACACGTCCCGGGGGAAGCGCTTGGCGGCGACCATTGCCACCTGAACCTCCTGGGCCTCCCGGCTGGCGATCAGCTCCGCGCCGACGCTCCGGGCGGCGGGGGCCTGCTGCTCAAATTCCGCGATTGCAGCGGTGTTCTGGGTGTTATTCATACTGGATACCCTCCGTATTCAAAAATTCTTTCAGCTTTTTCAGCCTGTCCATCGTCGTGCGGACAGTGAAGGTGCATTTCACGGTTTTGGGCTGTTCCACTTGGACCAGCGGGGCCAGGGCCTCCACCCGGCGGACCATCTCTTCCTCCTGCTCCCGGATAGCGCTCCGGGCCTCCTGAAATTTCTTCTGCTCCTCGATGCGCCGGCGGCGCTCCTTCACGGTGCAAATTGCATCGGCGGCATCCAGAGTGCGCTGGTACTCCACCATGATTTCCCCGGCGTCCTCCAGGGAGTTGATCCGGTCCACGCTCTCTGCCACCCCGGCCACAAACGCGGCCAGCTGCTCCCGCAGCTTCTTGGGTGTCTTAGCCTTTGCCGAAGCCATGTCCACCCGGACCCCGGCCCGCTCATAGCTCAGCCAGTCCAGGTGATGCACCGCGCAAAGCTCGCAGAAATACTCCCGCAGGCTATCTTCACAGCGGCGTTTCATCTCCGTCTCCACGTCATTGATCTTGCCCTTCAGCTCCGCATCCGCCCGCTGGAACGCATCGGAGACACACGCCTTGTAGACGGCTTCAAACCGTTCATATGGCTCCAAAACCGCCTTTTTCGCGGCCTTGCGCTGATCCTCCAGGATGTCAAACTCCTGGCGCAGCTTTGCACGTTCCGCCTTGACAGCCTGAACAGTTTCCTCGGTGCAGACCATTTCCAGCGCACGGGAAACGCGCTCATCCACAGACTCCTTTACGGTCCGCAGCCGCTCCTCAATTTCCGGCGGCTGCCTGACAACAATCAGCCGCCCCTCTACCGATCCCATCGTCATCCTCCTCATATAAGCATTGATCGTGGCACCACTGGCCATCACTGTTCTTATCCATGGGCTCCTCCGGCCAGTCGATGCCCTCCCCGCAGAAGGGGCATCTGTACAGGTACTCCCTTGCCGGCAGGACGCCGAACTGCGGCGCGTACCGGTCCCGGGCCGGGATGCGTCTCATGTCCTTCCCTCCTTCAGATAGCGGGCAAAGCTCCTGCCCGACGCCTTGTAAATAAACTTGTTATTGCACCACCTTTGAAGATCCCGCAGGACCTTCGGCGCCGCCGGCTTGTTGTAGAGCATGACGTAGGGGTCATAGCCCAGCCGGTCCACGGTCTCGATCCTATGCAGATCCTCCTCCAGCGTGCTCCAGAACCCGCAGAGGAGATAGACCATTTTCCCGGATTTCCTTGGATACCACCGGGCGAAGCGCTCCAGACACGGCTCCAGATCCTCCCTTGGATTGTCCCAGGCAAAGTGGAGCTTCAGGCCCTTCATCCGCCCCAGCAGCGCCGCCGTGTCCCGGTCCGTGAGCCGGATGTCCAGGCCCTGGTTAAAGTTGACCCTGGCCCCGCTCTCTGCCAGCTGCGCCAGGAGATCGTCCCGCTCCGGGCAGGCCAGAATGTTGGGATCCATGACCTCGATATGCCGCTGGCCGTTCCAGAACTCGCGGAGATCTGCCGCCTTCCGGCTGGCCCTGCCCTCCTTTGGGGCCACATGGCAGAAGGGGCACCCCCGGGGACAGCCCCGGGTCAGAAAGCCGCAGGCGGTATCCGGAAACGCCGGGTACAGCCCGTAGTCCGGGAAGCAGTGCTCGATCTCCTCCGGCAGAGGCGGGGCCAAAACCCGGGGATAGACCTCCAGCCCGTCCTCCCTGGGGGTGGCGGACCCCCGGGAGAACTGGTCTGCGGCGCGGTTTGTGGCGGCGGCGGATGATTGTATTCAGGATATTTTGCGCAGGAATAAACTGCCCGTATTGGTCG